GTTGAAAGACCCGTCAGAGTCGCAACACCGATACCAACTTTGTTCAGCGTCGAATCAACCTTCAGCGTCGAGGTGTCCACCGTCAGATCGCCGGTGATGGTGGCGGAGCCAGCGGTAACGAGTCCGGTGACACTGAACGCTCCGGTCGCAGTTGGTGACGATGAAAGAAGGTTGTTAAGCGTTACCTTCTTGCTCGTACCAGATGCGGCCATCGACGTATCAGAAACATCGACAATGACCAGCGGATCAACAGCCGGATCGGTTGAGGTACTAATTGAGGCTAGTGCTGTAATCTTTGAGTCGGCCATATGTCAAAAGGTTAATCTGTAATGAGTGAAAAAATAATTTTAGAACTGCCGTCTTCTTGGAGAACAAGCCCATCATCTTCTCTTAACATATCACGCGCCATTGCGGGATAGATAATTTCTACAACATCATCAGATGTCGATAGGTTGAGAGACAATGTCAGTGTCATTTTACGCTCTAGCTAGATAAGCAATGACAGTTCCGCTGGTTAGGGTAAACGCGGAGATGCGTCCAACGATGGTGAATCCAGCAGGGATGGTTGTGCCAGTCCAAGTGCCAGATATTCCAGTGCCGGTGATTGATGTAAAGACGGCAGCGGAAACAATCTGAATGGCAACGTATCCAACGGATTGGGCTGCGGTGGTTGTTACCAGAGCAAAGCCCTGATGACCCATTGAGTCTTGGGCTGCAATATCTGTTTGTACGGCCATAAAATTGTGTTTGGTTAAAGGGAGGGTCACCAGCGTGTCCAGCGACCCTCCCAGTTTTGGTTGTTTAACCTTTTCGGATCTTCGGTGCCAGACTGCCCTGTATCCACAGGATCAGTTTGCCTCCCTCGGGAATAGTCGCGGTGTTGAAGGCGGTGCGCTGGAGTGACGCATCGACTTCGGGGCCGGCGACAATCTTAGCCTTGTCGTTTCGGTCCACCGAGATGGTTGTGGCGATTCTCATGGGTAACCTTAAGCGGTAACCAGAACTTCGGCCTGGGTCGTGTCCGCGGCCGCGGCGCCGAACATGATGTCGTAGGACGCCATGTGGCTGCGAGTCGCGCGGCTGTACCAGACGGAGAGCAGGCAGCTCAGGCCGTTTGCGGTGGTGACGGCGCGTTGCTCGAGGAACTCACCGGCGATCATACCGACCGGCAGGCCGGAGGCGATGGCGATGGCATCAGGGCCGCAGACGAAGCCGGCGGTGTTGGTCTCGGCAGAGGTCCAGCGGTTGTTCTCGGCGACCACGTCGAAGCCGAACCGGCCGTTGGCCAGCAGCTCGAGGCGGCTGTCAGGGAAGGTGTTGCTCGCGGCAGAGAACTGAAGGCGAGCGATGTGGCCACCGTCCAGAATTAGGTTCTTGCTGCGGTAGTTTTTGGCCAGAGCCAGGATCGCAGGCAGATCCGAGGTGTCGAAGTTGGCCGCGGTGCCGATAACAGTCGCGGCGCCGTAGTTGCCAGAGACCATCAGGGCGGTCAGGACGTCGCTGATGCCGTAGGCAAACAGGTCGGCAGAACCGGCAGCCAGGTCGGACAGCATGAAGCCTTGGTTAAGCTCCTGCTGGGTGACCGTGAAGTTCTTCGAGATCTGGTTCACGGTGACCGCGGTGGCGGCCAGCGTCGAATCGTTGTTGGTTTCCCAGGACGTCGGGTTGGTCTGGGCAGCGGTGCCGGTGGTGTACTTCTTGACCTGAACCGAGGCGCGGGGGCGAAGGTTGTCCAGGCCGACGTTGCGGCTGAAAGCGGAGACCAGGGCCAAACGAGTGGCGGCCACGGTGATCACTGCGTCGGCGAGATAATCGACAACCAGGCCGGAGGCGAACGTGTTGGCGTTCTGGGGGGCGTGGATGGCGCTCTGGCGCAACAGCTCGGAGTGGTTGGCTACCAAGAACTTGCGGCGGTCATTGCCGGCCTGAAAGCCCTTGTGCTTCTCGAGCAGTGCATTGCCGAGGTTCTCGATGCGAACCGGGGCGACGGGCTCCGGTGCGGGGGCGGCGGTGATGGTCTTGGCGCTGATGGCAGCGGCCACGGCCTTGGCGACGATGGCGTCGATGTCGAGGGCGGTCGGCGCACTAGGAGCGGCCGCCACCACGGTGTTGGAATCAGTCATGTTGTGTGGTGTCTGCTGTGATGTCGGCGCGGTTGTCGCGCCATCGTCGGCAGCGTTAGTGCTGCCGGTCGAAAGTGTTTTGTCTGTGGTTTCGCCCTCCTCGACTTCGAGTTGGGCGTAGAGTGCTTTGAACCAGTCACGGCCGGCGGCACCTCCCCAGAGGTTGGCAGCCACGTCAGCCGGGGTGTTGGCTTCGGCCTCGAGGAAGCGCTCGTTGCGTCCCCACCAGGCGTTGGCTGTGCGGATCTTGTCCTCGGTGGGCGCCTCACCGGCCACCAGGGCCTCGGCGTCCAGGACCGTCTGCTTCTCGAGGCCATCACCGGCCAGGCCTTCGGCATACTGCTCGAGGCCTCGCCGGAGGTTGCTTCGGACGGTCTCGGGGGCGGTCTTGGTCACAGCCCGAGGATGCCAGCAGGCGGCCATGGCGAGCTGCTCGGTGGTCTTGTCGGCCAGACCGAACTGGATGGCCTCCTGGGCGGTGAACCATGTTTCGGCGGTCATTGCCGCGCGGATCTGAGCTGAGGTCTTGCCGGTGCGCTTGGTGTAGATGCCGGCCAGGATCTCCGCGTGCTGGTCGAGGGCGTTGGCCATCTTCCGCATATCGTCTGAGGTGCCTGCCACCATTCCAGACGGGTCATGGATCATGAACAGCGAGGCCTCGGCCATCTCGATGCTGTCACCTGCAAGAGCTATGACGGAAGCAATCGAGGCAGCGATACCGACCACCCGGGTTGTCACCGGCGCCTGCCGGCCCCGCAGCATATTGTAGATCGCTAGGCCGTCCCAGACGTTACCGCCAGGGCTGTTGATCTCGACCACCAGGGGGCCGGGGCCTACAGACTGGAGAGCATCGGAGAATGCCTTAGCAGAAATGCCTGAACCACCGAACCAGTCCTCGCCGATCTGGTCGAATATCTGGAGCACCGCCGGCTCATGGACCGAGGCTCGTGGGCTGTAGGAAAGCCAGTTGGTTACTTTAGTCATTCGGTTTTCTTGGCTCTGGTTTTCCGCTTCTTGGGCTCGATCACCGCAACCACCTCTTCGATGGGCTCGGCCGGGATCGGCTCGGGCATTTCTTCGGAAGGGGGCTGCTCTAGAGCGGCCGCGGCCGGCTCCGGTGCTATCGGCTGCTTCTGAGCGGTCGAGATCTGGGAGACATCGAGGCCGTACTTGACCGCCAGGTCTTGGATGTACCGGGCCTGTTGAGCCTTGGCCTCCAGGGCGGATCGCCAGTCGATTCCTCGGGCGCCGTAGATCTCGTCATAGGTCGTAATGCCGGCACCAAGCTCGTTTAGCTGGGCGGCAGAGTTGCGGCCGACGTCGACGTTAGGGGCCCGGGGCGCCTGGATGGCGACCTCGTACCAGTCGTCGGGGCTGTCGCGGAGAGTGGGATCGGTGCGGATGGCGTATTCCATCACATATTCCCAGATACGTCGCGCGGCCGAGGCCATCACCTGGTGCCGGCTGCGGAACCACACCGATGACATATCGAGTGAGCCCCGATAGACGGTGCCCTGCATTGATTCTGGAAAGACCAGGACGTAAGGGATGCCGACGCCAGCACAGACCTTCTCGGTCAGGCTGCGCCAGTACTCGCGCATATTGACGTTGGGGCGGTCAGCGCTGAACTGCTCAAACTCGTCGCCAGTCTTCATAACCTTGACCGAGGCGCCGAAGATGTTCTCGTAGTAGTTCTGGGCGGTGCCCTGGGATCCAGCAACACCGGATCGGAGGCTGGTTGCCTGCACTTCACCGGAGCTGGTCTTGATCACCTGGGCCACGCTGGAGGCGAGCTTGCAGGACTCCATCTCGAGCTTCTGGAGATCGTCCAGGTCGTGAAGGTCGTTGATCACACAAGCCACAAAAGGCAGGCCGCGAAGCTGGCCGGCACGCTGGGCCTCATAGATGTGGACCACCGAGTCGGAAGAAATGGATCGGATGTCGGTAAGTTGTCCCTGCTGCTGCTCCTGGCCGCAATAGAAGGAGATGGCTCGACCAGTCTTGGGATCGAACCGGACGCCGTCGAACACATCGGGGAGGCCCTCCTGGCCAGCGGGAGTGGAGACCTGCTGCGGCTCGATTAGCTGCAGGCGGGGCCGGCCGGTCTCGCCCTTGGTCAGGAGGACAAACGATTCCCCGTCATAAAACCAACCACGGGCGGCCAATGACATCAAGGTGCCGAAAGACTGCCGGGATCCGATGTCAGGGTAGCGGCTCCAGGTGTCCCACCATTTCTTAGCTCGGAGATTCCAGTCGGGATTCGAGGAAGCCGGCTGCACCGAGAAGTTGCTGCCGACGGTGTAGTTCTCAAACAGGTCACCGAGGCGATTCATCACCGCGTTGTTCTGTTCGAAGAATCGGCTCTTTCGGACGATCTGCTGCCGGGTAGAGGCAGTCACATCGAACCGCACCGAGGTGTAGCTGGTGTCAAGGAAGGACCGGCGGATCGAGTTGGACGCGCCCTCGTAGCGGTCGACAGGCGCCGACCGGAACTTGCTCAGGATGGTGTCGAGGAATCCCATTAGGTCATGCCAGTGCGGATGGTTCCCTCACGGCGGAAGTTGGAGAAGTCTCCACCGAAACTGGTGGCTGCAACCAGAACCACGGCCAGCATCTTGGCGTAGATCTGAGCGTCGGTGGGGGTGAGGATGGCGTCCTGCTCGAGGTAATCGACAGCCAGGTCGTAGTCATCGAGCAGGCTTTCCCACATCTCGACCATCTCAGAAGGCGTTGGGGCACCTTTGCCCGGCTCCGCAAACTCGACCGACACATCGGAGGATGATGTCGACCGGACCACCTGGCCGGACTCGATCACTGTGGCCGCGGCGATAGACTTAGCAGCCAGGGCAGCCAGGAGCGTCACACCGCCCAGTGTCGCATAGACACTGCGGAGATAGGCCCTCTTGATGGCTACGGTAAACGTTAACACCTCGGGCGGATCTTCACCGATCCCAAGTGTAATACAACAGTTAAGTAGCTATTGACTCGCTTGACGTGACCAGATCATTCCAAAGCATCACCATGGCGAGCTGCATGATTTCGCAGTCGTGCAGATGGTCGGGCCACTTTTGGTTCCTCTTAACCCAGACGTGCTTGATGCGGCCGGCTCGGTTGGCCTGGGGGCGTAGGACGTGCGAGTCCAGGTGGCGCCAGTAAAGGTCGGGCTCGGCGATGTAGGCTCCTTCGGCCTGGACGCTAGGCGGATCCTGGTGCACGCCCCATTCCCGGTCGATGTCGCCCTTCCTTAGCCTGGAGAGCATATCGCGGAGGTGCTCGGTGTCGAACACCAGGAGGGGCTGCACGACGTCGGTCCTCATCGAGGATGATGTCGACAGGCCGAAAGGGTGCACCGCCCCGGTTGCTGCTGTGAATCGGGCGCCGGTCTCCCGGCCTTTGAGCGGCATCCAGCCGATCACCATGGGTTTGCGGAGGCCGCCCTCTGGAGGGTATCGGAGCCCACAAGGGAAGTTGATTGGGTTGGATGTCACCGAGGAATAGGAGGCACAGGCGTCGTAAACCGTCTGCGTGTTGAAGCCTGAGTCGATGCCGACATCCATGTCATGAACCTCGAGGGCCACCTGCACCCGGCGCAGGGCTGCAAAGTCGTCGGCATGGCCGGCAGCAATCAGGGTAGAGTTGCCATCCTTCCACTCGCGGCACACCCACCACAAGAACGGCGCCACAGCCTGGACGTCGGCGGTCAGATAGCGGCGGCCGCCATCGACGGTCACGGTGGCCGCGGTTTCGGTGCGCTCCTGCTGCACGTCCTGTTGCTCCCAGGGCTCGGCCAGGTTGCCGTTAATGAAGCCCTGGAGGCCGGCCATCGATGCCTTGGCCTCCAAGAATGAGACCGCCAGATAGCCCCAGGTGCACTTGCGGTCGGGGCTGTACAGGCTGCTGAGGTGGTAGGACCGCACACCGGGCATGGCGTTGGGATTCTCTGGGCGCCATTGGCCATGTCGGAGGGCTGCCACCTTGTGAGAGTCGGTGATTTTGCCCTGGCAGAGCTGGCAGACGTAATGGGCCGAGGCTCGGATCTTGCCCAGGTCGTGCTTGCCGTCCTCGGCCTTGGCGTCGTCCCAGGTCACCTGGCGCCATTCGAGCTTGATGTACTCACGGCAGTGTGGGCATGGCAGGTAGTAGCGGCGCTGGTCGCCACGCAAGAACCGCTGCCAGATCCGGCCTTCCACTACGGTAGGCGTCGAAGTCATGAATGCCTTGGAGCTGCTGAAGCTCTTGAGGCGCTGCTCGGCCAGATCGAGGGCGTCGGCCTCCCGGGCAGTAGCCTCGGCGAATTTGTCCACCTCGTCGGCGATGAGCACCCGAACCGGGCGGCTGGCCAAGTTGGCCGGGCTGTTTGATCCTACGAAAGTCAGGGTCGACCTGGTGAAGTTCTGCTCGAGGTTGGTGATTTTGTCGGCCTCGGCCGGGTAGCACTCGAGCATGGCCGGGCTGTCCTCGAGCATGGGCAGCCAGCGGCTCTTCGAGAACGACCTGGCGAGGCTCTCGGTGGGCATCAGCCACAAGGCCGGGCTCGGCTCGTTGGCGATTAGCCAGGCCAAACCGGCCATCAGGGTGGTCGTTTTGCTGGTTTGGCTGCCCCAGCAGAGGGTGACCTCGTAGACCGTAGGATCCTTCCAGGCCTCCATAGGCTCCCGTGTATACGGTCGAACCGAGGTCGAGAAGGGCCCGGGGTGCTCGGTTTGCCGTTGGGTCAGCCGGAGAGATGCCTCGGCCCAGTCGACCACGGTCTGCATCGGTGTCGGCCGGTAGAGGTTTCGGCGATAGTCCAGCAGGGAGCGCTGGAGGTCGGTCAGGATTTCCATGGGTCGGTGTTGTGCAATGTCTTGAGCGCCACCTCCTGGACCCACCGGGTCAGCTCGCGCTCGGCGTGCTCGGGGTCATGCGGTGCGATACGGCCGGAGAGTTGTTTCGGCATGGCCTTGATCAGCGAGGCCACGGCGCCGTCGTGCTCCTGCATCACCCGGCGGACCCAGTCACCGGAGACCAGGCGGCGTTCCTTCTCGGCCTGGGTGATCACCTCGTCCCTGGCGCTTGTTAGGTTCTTGGCTGCCGCGGCATGGATGGCGACTAGCCGGCCGGCGTCGGCTCGACCACCGCGGAGGGCATCGACCGCCAGGTCATAGGCTGCACGCTCGATTTGCCGCTGCCTTTCGTAAGCGCCTTCTGGCGAGTCGGTGGCGGCCGTTGCGGTGTTGAGAGGGCTCTCGGCTTCTATGGGCCTGTAGGGGCCTTCCTGTTCGATTGCGGTGGGGTCCGGTACGTTCTTCTGTTTAGGAATAGACTTGGCTCGTGACCTAACGTGTTGAGATCGCCAGAGGTCGGCTGACTCGGGCGAGTCCATGGGCATTCCCTGAGATATAAGCTGTGCGACCCGCGGCTGGCTTATACCGATCCGGTCGCCGTATTCCTTTTGTGTCATGGCTGCAGGGCGTCCTTGATCTCCTGGGGCATCATCGAGTCAGGCAGGTTGCCTGCGAATTGGAGGGCTCGGAAGACGCCGTCCCTTCGGCTGTCGTAGTTGCTGGGCACCAGTGAGCCGACAATCTGCTCTGGAGTGGTGCCGCTTTTCATCAGCCGGATAAACCAGGCGGTATTGGCCAGGCCGAACTGGTCGACGAGGAATTGTATTTGGTTAGGCATAAATTATTTGATGAAAGCATTACTCGCAAAAATTGATAGGGGTCTCGCGTTCACC